CGAACACGGAGACGCTGCTGCCGGCGTGCTTCAACCGCCTGCCGCGCCCGTTCGTCGATCGCCGATTTAAGGACGCCGACCCCCAAGCCAAGCAGGCTTCGGAGGCCGTCGAACGGGTTCTAACGGTGCTGGAGGACAGCGGCGACTCGGAGTACGAGCCCTTCTACTCCTTGATCGAGCAGGCGGTTCTCGGCGCACTCGTGCCAGGTCGAGGTCTAACAAAGTTCAAATATGACCCCCACTTCGGAAGTGATCCGGACGCCGTGGACGACGGCGAAGAGGCTGAGGGACAAGAGGTTGAAGGAGGAGCTGAAGAAGGTGAAGCCGATTCCGAGACCAGTCCCGCCGAAACCGTAATCTACGAGACGATCTGCGGCGAGGATCAGCCCCACGATCGCGTGCTGTTTGGCTACGCCCGGCGCTGGGTGCATGTGCCGTGGGTCGCCTTCTCGCACGAAATGACGCGCGACGACGTGAAGGAGTCGTTCGGCCAGCAATGGATCGAGAAGCTCACCTTCACCGATCACCAGAAAGAGGAGAAGCTGCAGCGCGCCCGCAACAACCCCGAGTCCGATATGAAGGACCTGGAGAAACCAGCGGTGCCAGTGGCGATTGTCTGGGAAATTTGGGACAAATCGTCGAAGAAGGTACTATTTTACGCCCCTTCATACAAAGACGATATGGTGAAAGAGGTTCCTGACCCTCACCATCTCTCCGGTTTCTTCCCCTGTCCTCAACCCCTCGCCTTCCTGCTCAAGAAGTCGGGCCTCACGCCGACCCAGCTCTACTTGCTCTACGAGGAGCAGGCGCGCGAGCTAAATCGCGTAAGTATGCGGATCAACCGCGTGCTGAATGCGCTCAAAGTGCGCGGTTTCTACGACGGCACCCTCGAAGGACTGGCCGAGCTGCTGCGCGCCGACGACAATACGTTCCTCAAGGCCAAGAACGTCCAAGCCATGAAGGATGGCCAGACCATCGCCACGAGCCTGTGGATGATGCCCCTGCAGGAACTCATTACGGTGCTCCAAATCCTCTGGCAGGGCCGCGAGCAGGTCAAGAACACGATCTATGAGATAACTGGTATCTCCGACATTATGCGCGGCGATACGCAAGCGAGCGAAACCTTCGGCGCGCAGAAGCTCAAGTCGCAATGGGGCACCCAGCGCCTGCAGCGCATGCAAGGCTACGTGCAGGACTACGTCAAAGAGTGCCTGCGGATCATGAGCGAAATGGCGATCCAGCACTTTAACGAGCAGACGTGGGCAGAGATGACGAATCTCGACTACGCCACTTCGCAGCAGGTCGAGCAAGCCCAGCTCGAGCTCCAGTCGGCCCAGCAACAGGGCCAACTCCTGCAACAACAAATGGCGGCGATGCAGCAGCAAATGCCTCAGCCAGCCCCTGCGATGCCTGGGGCACCACCGGCTGCACCTCCGCCTCCCAATCCCCAGATGCAGGCGCTACAGCAGCAAGGTCAGCAGCTGATGCAACAGGCACAGGCCGCGCAAGCCGTGCTGGCGAAGCCCAAGTGGTCCGATGTGCTGAACCTGCTCAAGGATAAGTATCTGCGGTATGGCAAGATCGACATTGAGACAAACTCGACGATTGAGGCCAATTCTGCGGAAGATAAGCAGAATATGTCCGAGGCACTTACTGCCATTGGTACGCTCGTCCAGCAGTTCGAGCCGATGGTGCAGTCTGGCGCCATGCCAATGACGATGGTGAAGGGACTCATCCTGGCCGTCGCGCGCCGGTTCACCTTCGGCCGCCAAGTCGAAGACGCAATCGCCCAGATTCCCGATCAGGCGCCGAACGCCGGCCAGACCGACCCGAGCGTCGCCGCGAAGCAGCAGGCTGCCGCTGCCGAGGCCCAACTCGCGACGCAGAAGGCACAGGCGGCGATGACGCAGGGCCAGCAGGATATGCAACTCGCCCAGCAAGAGTTCGGCCTCAAGCAGCAAGAGTTCCAATTCAAGCAGGCTGAGTCGCAGCGCAAGGAACAACAGGCGCAGCAGACCCACGCCATCAAGATGGCTGAGGCGGCGCTCAAGCAGCAGGAAATCGCCATGAAGACGCAGGGCATCCAAGTCCAAGGTCAGGCCAATGCGCAGGGCGCTTGGATGAAACAGCAGGCGGATGCGCAGGCCGCTGCATCGACCGTTCGCACCGCCGCCATTAAGGAGCAGTCTATCTCCGTCACCGCGAAGAACAAGGCGAAGATAGAGGCGGAGCGGCTGCGCAATGCGAAGAAGAATGGTGCGCCAAGCTAATGCCAGTCTATGAGTACCGCTGCCCGCAGGGGCACACCTTCGAGCGATTGCTCCCCATTGCAAGGTATCGGGAGGACCAAAGGTGCCCCTGCGGCTCACCGGCCGAGAAGGTCATTCTTCATGCGCCAAGGGTCTTTAGTGACTTTGAGGGGTATGAAAGTCCTGCGTCTGGCAAGTGGATCGAGGGTCGGCGTGCGCGGATGGAAGATATGAAGGCAACTGGCTGTCACCCCTACGAAGTGGGGGAGGCGCAACAGGCCGCAGCGAGCGCCGCGCGGGAGTACGAGCGGAAACTGGACGCTAGCGTAGATGAGGCTGTCGAGCGTAGCATTAACGAACTCACATTATAGGGAATAACTTCATGGGACCGGAAGACAACGATTTGGAAGCGGGGCTCCCCGATCTGGGGCCGGAAGAGAATGCGGCGCGCGCCTTCATCACTGATGATATCGCGCACGGCGTCGGGCTCGACGTGCCCGATCCCTTGGAGAAGATGAATGAGGACGCAAGCAAAGAGGTCGACGACGCAGCGCCGGCGGCTGGCACGCCAGAAGCGGGCGCCTCGACAGCGGAAGCGCCGGCTCCTGCACCTGTTGAACCAGCCGGGGGAACTCTGGGAGCGGATGACCGCGCCCCGGATACTTGGAAGCCAGCTGCTGCAGCTAAGTGGGCCACGGTTGACCCGGAAATTCGTGCTGAGGTAAGGCGCCGGGAGGACAACATTCGCGACTTCGTCACGCAGACGAAGCCCGCAGTGGAGATTGCTGAGCGCATGGCTGAAGTCACCCGGCCGTACGCGGATACAATGCGCCAGTATAACATCGACCCCTACCAGCACATCCAAGGGCTGCTATACGGCCATTACAAACTGATTCTGGGCTCGCCGCAGGAAAAGATGAGCATGGCGCGCCAGCTCCTCCATGACGCGGGCATCAACCCGCAGGCGCTTCTGTCTCCCGACGGCACGCCCGATCCGCTGGTGGAGAACTTCAACCAAGCCCTGCGCCAACGCGACCAGCAGATCGCCGGTCTCTCCACGCAGCTGGGACAAATTTCGACGGCAGCTCGCGCCGAGAGAGCGGGCAAGTTACAAAGTGAAATAGCAACCTTCGCCAAGGATAAGCCTCACTTCAATCGTCTGACGGAATATATGACGCATCTGATCAAGACGAGAGCGGTGGGCTCCTTGGAAGAGGCCTACGACGTGGCGGAACTGCGTGACCCTGTGACGCGAGCGGAACGGCTCCAGCGCGAGGCGGCAGCCCTGTCCCAACGTAACGCGACGGCTGCGACTGCTCGCACCGCCGCAGCCAAGCAAGGTGCTGCAGTGAACGTGAAATCGAGAGGGTCCGCTCGGGCAGCCCCGAGGGACGAATCAATCGACGACACTCTCAAAGAGAAGATGGCCGAAATCAACTCACGACACTAGGAGCCCTTAAATGGCATCCCCAAATGCAACATTTACGGAACTGGTCAGCACGACGTTCCGGCGCCACGGGAAGAAGTTCATCGACAACGTGTCGAAGAACAACGCCCTGCTGGCGTACATCATGGACGGCGGGCAGATCAAGGAAGTGGCCGGTGGCCTCTCACTGGTCGCGCCGCTGGACTACAACAGCAACGCAACCTACCAGCGCTACTCAGGCTACGACATTCTCAACGTCAGCCAGTCCGACGTCTTGACGAGTGCGGAGTACCCGTGGCGCCAGATCGCGATCAACGTTGTCGCGAGCGGCCTGGAAATGCGTATCAACAAGGGCGACACGCAGATCATCGCGCTCGTCAAGTCCCGCGTCAAGAACGCGATCCGCACGTTCAAGAACAACTTCTCGGTCGACCTGTACTCGGACGGTACGCTGCCGAACCAGATCAACGGTTTGCAAGCGCTCGTCTCCGACACAGGCACCGGCGTGGTCGGCGGTATCGACTCCGGCAACTGGCCGTTCTGGAAGAACCAGGTCCAGTCGGCGGCAGCTCCTCTGCAGGGCGGTGGCGCAGTGACGATGGGTCCCGGTACGATCGAAGGCATGATGCTGTCGCTCTATCTGGCGCAGACGCGTGCCGACGATCAGCCGAACCTGATCGTTATGTCGAACGACTACTACACCTTCTTCGAGCAATCGCAGACCTCCATCAAGCGTTACAGTGGAGACCAGACTGCGAAAGCCGGCTTCGTCTCACTGAAGTACAAGAAGGCGGACGTGATCTTCGACGGCGGCAGCGGTATTCCGAACAGCCACGCCTACTTCCTCAACACGGATTACATCACCGTGGAAGTGCACGAGGACGCGAACATGACGGTGCTGGACGATGCGAAGCCCTACAATCAGGACGCGAGTGTAATTCCCGTTCTGTGGATGGGCAACCTTCTGCTGAGCAACCGGTCCCTGCAAGGGGTGATGAAAGCTTAACCATAGATGGCGGGGAGTATTCTGGAATAGTCCGTCCCATCTAACAAGGAGTCTGAAATGCCTGGCTACGCATCAGTTGACGGCACAGTAGGTGCCGGTCCCCTGAACGATATCTTCACCCCGGACCTCACGCAGCGGTGGACCCTGGGACAGATCGCAACGGGGGTTGATCCATACTTCGGCTATGGGGAGTTCATCTACGGCCAAGCGGCCGCAGCCATTGCCCTCCCTGGCCGCCTCGTCGTACCGTCGGAAGTCTATCTCATGACGGACCTCGCCAGCACGGCCATCCAAGGGATGCCGTTTGCAGTGTCGCGCCAAGTCATGGCGATCAACACCTTCGGGTGGTTCCAGATCGGCGGACTGTGCCCGGTGCAAACAGCGAACTCGGTTGCCACTGGCGTCGCGGTTGGCATCGGCACGGCAGGTATCGCCGGCACCAACTCGGCGGGCAAGCAGTTGATGAACACCCGCGTCCAGAAGGACTCGACGTTCACTGTTGGCGGCGCGCCGAACCTCAAGAAGGTCTCCTCGACCAACGGGAGCCCAGTCTTGAACATCTCGAGCATCGACGGCCTGTTCGTTGGGCTGACGATTTCGGGTATCGCAGGCATCACCGGCACCATCTTGTCGATCGACCCGAGTGGTCGCTTCATCACGATGTCAGCCAATGCCTCCGTGACGGCGAGCGGGAATGCAATCTTCACGTACACGGGCTTCCTGCTTGTGTACATTTCGCGGCCGTTCAGCCAAGGCGCAATCACCTAACCTGTTATCCCATTCCGGCCTTCGGGCCGGCGTGAGGTAGCTGAGGAGAAAGATTATGTCTCGGATTGCACGGATCATGGCAGGGGGCCTGTCGGCTCCTGCCGCCACGCAGGTCGTCGGGGATGTGGCGACGGCGCTGGTCGCGACGGGGGCATCGCAGGCGACGGCTCTGGCTCTGCCAGCCGCCATCAATGCGTTTGCTACAGTCGCGGCGAGCACTGGCGCTATCCTCCCGTCGGACGCTCTGCCTGGGGACGAAGTAGAAGTCTACAACGGCGGGGCCAGCTCGCTCGCAGTATATCCCCCGCTGGGCGGCACCATTAATAACCTCGGACCCAACGCGAGCCTTGCGCTCACCACTCTCAAGAGCGGTAAGTACAAGTGCGTTGCGGCTCTGGGGTGGTACTCGATCCTGTCGGCGTAGTTCCCCGAGGGGCTTCGGTCCCTCGGCTTTTATTCTAATAAGGACCTCAAATGACCTCCTTTGCAACAGCAATGTATGAGCACAACAGGCCCCGGCCGGCGTATGTGCGGTTCGAGAAGCGCCCGCTGGAGCAGCGCGACGAAGCGGGAAATGTGCTCTACGTGGACGCAGATTACGCGATCATCACGCCGCCCGGCTCGCCGAACGGCACGGAGAAGCTCGTCAAGGAGTGGCTGCCGATCCTCCGCAAGCAGGTGAAGGACGGCATGTTCCCCGGCGCGTGGCTGACGGAGTACGAGGACGCTTATCGGCGGTGGGCGAATGATCAGGAGCCAATCGTCAACGGCACCGACGTGCGCAACTGGCCCTCCGTATCCCCCGCCGAAGCGAAAAACCTCACCCTGCTGGGCCTCGTCGCAGTCGAGGACGTAGCGGATATGAACGCGGAAGTGATGCAGCGGCTCGGGATGGGCGCTGTGTCACTCAAGCAGCGGGCGAAAGACTTCCTCGCGGCGAAGACGGACCTGCAGCCACTCGTCGCGCGCCTCGACGCGATGCAGGGCCAGCTCAACCTCAAGGATGTGCGGATAGGGGAGCTGGAGAGCAAGCTGCAGGCAATGGCGCATAATGGTGTGCAAGGAGCGGTTGCGGCGCCCGCGCCGATAGCGCCACTCGACCAACGCCTGGAGGAGGCGCGCGCCCGCGTGAACACAGTATCCGATGCGCAGGAAGCCAACACGGCTGTCGACGACGCTCTCTCTGAACTGGAGTAAGCATGGCCGAAATGTCCCTCATTCAGCTGGTAACCGAGTTCTGCCAGCGTACGTCGAATCCAGTTCCTACTGTGGTGGCGGGTACTCTGGACGATACGACGCTACAGATTTGGAAGCTGCTGAATGAGGGCATCCAGGACCTGTCGCAGCGGTATCAGTTCCCCGAACTGACGCAGAAGTGCCTGTTCAACCACTTGAACGGGCCGGACTACCAAGCGCTCGATCTGACGAACGAAACCGCCGTCCCCGGCTACAAGTTCATGGTGCCCCAGACGTTCTGGAACAACTCGAGCCGGCTGCGGATGGACGACCCCTGCGACTACCCGACGTGGCAGCAGGTCATCAACATGCAGATCACGCGCGCCCTCTACAGTTGGACAACCTTCGGCACGTCGCTCTACATCTACCCTGTGCCGTCGCCCCTGCCCTCCGTCCAGTTCTCCTTCTACTACCACAGTCGCTTCGGCGTGCAGTCGGCCACCGCCGTGCCTCAGCTCGCCTACCTCGCGGACACGGACACGCCGCGCCTCCAGTCGGAGCTCATTCTGGCCGACCTGAAGTGGCGGTGGAAGCGCGACAAGGGCTTCCCGTACGCCGAGGACCAGCGGACGAGTGAGGGCCAGCTAGTCAACCTTGTTGGTAGGGAGCCGGGGCAGCAACTCGTCCTCGACAACCCGTATCCCAACTTCGGAGCCTTCCCGGCGCTATTCATCCCGCCCGGCAGCTGGCCGCATCCATGAGAGTCGCACTGGAGGATGGCGTCCAGCGGGATCGGATGGGGCCTGCGACGGCGCGCAACATTCCCGCGCCAGTCGGCGGCTGGAACACGGTCGATTCGATCGCTGAGCTGGCGCCGACCGAGGCCTCCCTCATAGTCAACTGGTTCTGTCGAGCCAGCGAAGTGATCCAGCGTGGCGGCAGCCTGGACTTCGCGACCGGCATGACTGGTACCGTTAGGTCGATCTTCGACTACACGCCGACGAGCGGCGCCCCGAAGCTGTTCGCCGTCACAGACGCGGGCATCTACGATGTTACACCTGGTGGCGTCATTGGTGGGGTTGTTCAAGCTCTTACGAATGGGTACTACAACGCTGTCACGATCACCAACAGCGCCGGCACCTCGTTCACCTTCGGCGCCAACGGAATCGACCAGCCAAAGCTCTTCAACGGAGCGGCCTGGAGTACCCCCGCGATCACAGGGCCGGGAGTAATAGCGAATCTGGTGTGGCCGTGGGTGGCGAAGCACAGGATTTTCATGATCGAAAAGGGTACCATGAACGTATGGTATCTGTCGATCGACGCGATCCAAGGCCCTATGTCACAGGTCCCGCTCGGCAACCTCTTTCGGCGCGGCGGCAACCTTGTGTCGGGAGTCACGTGGACCCTTGACAGTGGGGATGGGCCGGACGACCTCTGGGCAGTCGTGACGAGTGAGGGCGAAGTCGCCATTTACCAAGGCACGGACCCGGACTCGGCGGCGTCGTGGGGGCTGATCGGCGTCTACTTCATCGGCAAGCCCCTCGGGCGCCGGTGCTTCGCGAAGCTCGGCGGCGATGTGCTGGTGCTGACGGAGAACGGGGCCTTTCCTCTCTCCAAGGTCCTGACGAGTGGTGGCCTCAACTACGCCTCTGCCTACTCGCATCGCATCCAGCCGACTTGGACTGGCGCGGTGCAGGCCGGCGGGCTGACGAACCTCGGGTGGGAAGCGACGGTGTACCCGGCGTACGACGCGCTGATAGTGAATATCGTCCCATCTGTCTCGAATCTGCAGCCCTCCCAATACGTCATGAACACAGTGACGGGCCGCTGGTCGGCGTTTACTGGATGGGCGCCGCAGTGCTTCCACGTGTTCCAGAACCAGCTCTACTTCGGCATCCTCGGGGGCAAGGTGGTGAAAGCGTGGGATGCCGCCGGCGACTTGGTGAACGATAATGGCGCAGATATCGTCACGAACGTCCACACCGCCTATACGGACTTCGGCAGCCACGAGACACTCAAGAAAGTCACGACGTTCCGCAACCTTCTGGCGTATAGCGGCACCGTCGACGTGAGCTGGGGCTTCTCCGCCGACTTCGGTACGCCGATCATTTCGTCGACAGTGCCTCGCGGCAGCAGCACCGTCGGCACGCCGTGGGATACGAGTAGCTGGGATGTCAGTAGCTGGTCCCCCGACACGACGCGGTACAAAATCTGGCGCAACTCTGCGCATACTCCGGGCTACATGCTCTCTTTGTGGTTGCAAACCGCCGGCAATAATGGTAACTTATCGTGGGCCGGCAGTGATTTCGTGCTGGGACGCGGCGGGTACATGTGATTCACAGCCCCCTAGACGAGGAGGAGCGCCAGTGGTGCAAGGATCAGTTCGCGGCCTATCAGATCGACCTATCTCCGCTCGCGCACTATCTGACGTGGCTGAGAGATGGGGCGCCTGTGTGGTATGTCGCCTACGATGGCTTCGTGGGCTCGACCTGCCAGATGCATGTGATTGGGGCACAAGCCTACCCTCCCCGGAAGATGGCCTTTGCGGCCTTCAATTACGCCTTCACCATGATTGGGCGGAAGATGGTCTTTGGAGTCGTGAACTCGAACAACCCGCACGTGTTAAGGTTCGACCTCTGGCTGGGATTCAAGGAGTTCGCCCGCTTCCCTGGGGTTCATGACGGCGAAGGCGACTTGGTCCTGCTGAAGATGGACGAAAACGACTGGAAGGAACGATATGGGCGGCGGCGGCAAGGGGTCAACTCCCCCACCTGTTGATTATCAAGCTCTAGCGCAGACGCAGGGAACTGAGAACAAGGCGGCAGCCACTTCCCAGTCCCTGCTCAACAACCCGAATCAGGTCACTCCGTATGGGACTTCGACCTATACGGGGCCTGCCGATGGGAGCGCGCGCGGCACCCTCACCCAGACCCTGAGTCCGGCGGAGCAGGCGAAGATGGATGCGATGAATGGCATCCAGCTGTCGTCGCTGGGCATTCTCCATGACGATCTTCCGAACATCCAAGCTGCGCTGAGCAAGCCGTTTGGCCTGGCTGGCGCGCCGATGCAGGGCTACGACCCTTCCGTCCACATTGGGACGACGCAAGAGGACCTGCCGATTGGACAGGCGGGGAAGATACAGAATTCGCTGGACTTCTCGGGATCGCCCGGCTTGGTCGGGGTTGACAACCAGACACGCAAGATCATCACCGACGCGCAGTACAAAGCGGGCGCACAGTACCTCGATCCCCAGTTCCAGCAGGCACAGGGCGATCTGCAAGCGAAGCTAGCGAACCAAGGTATCACGCCGGGGTCGCCAGCCTACGACCGCGAGATGCTGAATGCGGCGAACGCGAAGCAACGGGCGTATAGTGACCTGACGCAGCAGTCCATCGGCGCAGGCAACGCTGCGATGGCGCAGGAGGCGCAGACGGCGCTCGCCAACCGCGGCCAGATCAGCGGCGAAACGCAGTCCGCCGGCCAGTTCGCCAACGCTGCGCAGAACCAAGGCCTACAGGAGCTGATCGCCCAAATGACGGGGCACAATGCTGCCGTCGGCCAGCAAGCAAACATCGCCTCAACCGGGACGCAGTTGTATAACCAAGGTCGGGGCCAAGCCTATAATGAGGCGGCGCAGAATCAGGCTATGCCGATCCAATTGCTGAACGCCATTATGTCAGGCAGCCAAGTGAACCTGCCACAGTTCCAGGGCTACCAGCCGACCTCGATTGCCCCCGCGCCTATCATGCAAGGAGGCCAAATGCAGGGTCAGCAGAACGCTGCGAACGCGAGTGCTGCTAGTGCGTCGCAGGGCCAGACAATGGGCATGATTGGCTCGATAGCTGGCGCAGCGGCGATGGTGTTTTGAATCCCTTCGCCAATATGGATATGAAGCTGCTCGCCGCGCTCTCCGAAAGCGTCATTCCGACGCATGGAAAGGTGCTGCAGCCGCATCGCTTCTCGCCCGACGACAAAGAGCATGTTGGCGCCCTCCTGTCGCTGCTTGATCCGTGCCCCTTCTCCCGCGTGCTGGATGCGGGGTGTGGCTTCGGCGAAGTCTCGCGCATCATGCGGCAGATTCGGCCGGACCTGGACTTCGTGATGGTGAATATGTGCGAGGGGCAGCTGGCCCATGCGCCGCGCGCGCCCGGAATGTGGCCCATCGTCGCCGACTGCCACAACATGCCGATCACCAGCGACAGCTGTGACGACGCGATGATGCTGATGTCCCTGTGCAACATGGATACGCGGTTCGCGCTCAAGGAGGTGTCCCGAATCCTCCGCAGCGGCGGCCATCTGCTGGTGTTCGACTTTGCTCGCAGCGGCGGCGACAACATTGACTGCCTCGAGCTGCTCGGGATGCACGCCTTTTCGCATGATGTGATGGAGCAGCTGGCGTTCGATGCTGGCCTGGAGCTGAATTTCGTCGAGAACCCACTCTGCGACGACTCGAAATTTCGCACTTTCTTCCGCGACGAAGCAGTCTATCGCGCCATTTTCCGCCATTTAGAGCCGACGCTGTGGAGATTCACGAAGTTATAACGCGGCACGACCGAATCGCCCTCCAGTTCTCCGGCGGGAAGGATTCGCTCGCCTGCCTCCACCTGCTGCGGCCGTATTGGGACAAGCTGGACGTGTGCTGGCTGGATACAGGGGATTCGCCGAACGAAGTTCGTACCATGATGACCCAAGTGGCCGAAATGGTGCCCCACTTCCTGCGGCTGAAGAGCGATGTGGTCGCGCAACAGGCCTTCGCCGGCTATCCCTCCGACCTTGTGCCGATTTGGGACACGCCCTTCGGCGCTATGGCGAGCGGGCGCCAGTCCACCATCCAGCCCTCGCTCGGCTGCTGTCAGGCGAACATCTGGGAGCCCCTTCGGGATGCTATGCGG